CGATCAGCTGAACATCGACGGCGGCCAGCGCGCGCTTCGCCACCAGCTGCGCTTTCAGGTCAGCTTGGACACGCGCGGCGTCGGCCGACGTGACCGCCCGGCCGAGGCCGAAGTTCAATTTCGCATTGAACGCCTGCTGCTCGGCAGCCTTCAGCGATTCGACGCGCTGTGCCTCGATCAGCGCCAGCGTCTGGCCGATCGCGGCCTGGTCCTGTCGGCGCGCGGCGATCGTCGCCTCGATCGCGGCAACCTCCGTGCGCGAGGACGCGGCCGTCGCTTCGGCCTTCTGCGCTGCCGCCACCTTGCCGCCCAGCAAAACGACCTTCTCGGCATCGAGGGCCTTGGTCAATAGCAGGACTTCGGCCGCGACCGCAGCGACCGGGCCGGTGACGAACCGCGCCGTCAGCCCCGCACCGACGATCGCCAGCGCCGGGACCAGCGTGTCCAGGTTCGCCGAGATACTGACGATCGCGGCGGAAAGGCGTGCCGTCGCGCTCAGACCGGCGTCGGTCTCGCCAATGTATTTGCCCAGCGCATTGTTGAGGATCGTCAGCGACGCGCCGATCGTCAGGTTCGCCTTCGCCGCCTGCGTCTCCAGATCCGCCGATCCCTTCAGGAAGGCACGGAAAAAGTCGGTGTTGGAAACCTTGCCGTCGTTGACCAGCTGCTTGAGCTTCGACACGGACCCGCCCGCCTCGTCGATGTTCTTGGCGACGGCCTGCAGGATGGGGCGTGCGCCATCGGCCACCGAGTTGAACTCTTCGGCCTGGACGCGCGAACTGCCGAGCAGCTGGCCGAGCTGCTGCAGCGCGCCGCTCGCCTCCTGCGTCGATCCGCCCTGAACGCGCAGCGCGGCCGACACGCCGCTGGTGAAGCGGAGCAGGTCCGCATTCGAAGCGCCCAGCTCCTTGGCGGCGGTCGCGGCCTTCCCATACAGGGTGCCGACCGACTCCAACTCGACGCCGTTGCGCTGGGCCACCACGTAAAGGTCGTTCTGCGTCTTGGCGAGCTGAACGCCCTCCAGCCCCGCGACCTTCAGCTGGTTGGTGTATCGGGTGTAGCTGTCCGCGTAATCCTTCACGCGATCGGCCGAAAACGCTGCCGCCAGGCCTGACGCGGAGCCTAGCAAGGCGGCCTTGATCCCGCTGGTCGATGCGCGGATGCGGGTTTCGGTCTGCTCGACGGCCGTGCCGATCGTCGCGATCTGGCGGCGCGCGGAGTTGATCGACGTCTGCATGCCTGCCAGCGGACGGCCAAATTCGCCAAAGCGGCGATCGGTGGCGTCGAGGCGGCGCTGCGTCTCGGAGGTGAAGCGGTCCACCTGCGCCTGACCGGCGCTCAGGTTTCGCCGCAGCAGCTCCACCGAGGCGTCCACCTGGAGGAGGAGCGTCTTGACGTCGGTCGCATCCGCCATCGCCTCACTCCTCGCTCGATTTGTTCATGGATTTCCAGACCTCGAATGCGGCCCAGAACTCATGCGGTGTGGATGACCAGAATTGCGCGGCGGGCCAGCCCAGGGCGGCCGACGCGATGCCCGCTAGTCGGCGACGGGGATCTCGGGGGTCATCATCCCCGTCGCCTTCAGTTCCCCCGACGGGAGGCACCCGCCAGTGGCAGCGAGACCGAGGACGATCGCGACGCGCGGCTGCACCGCCATCACACCGACCGGAAATAGCAGCTCGCCGATGGTATCAACATTGGCCGACTTGGCGACGGTGACGCGCGATCGGTCGGTGGCCGACGCATATTCGTCTAGATCCTGCTCGCGGCCCCACGCGCGCACCAGCTCGGTCACGACGATCGCCTGCGCCTCCTGTGTGAGGGCACCCTGCTCGGCGAGCTGGGTCAGCTGCAGCAGCGCCATGCCGGTCTTCTTCTCCATGGCGATGACCGCCGTATAAGACGGGCGGAGTACGAAGCTCCGCCCGTCCAGGACCAGGTCAACCTCGCCGCGAACCGCGTTCGCGTCGTCCATGTTTAGGCCAGCTTGTCGGTGGTCGGAGCCGCAGCGGCCGAGAACTCGATCTTCGCCTTCACGGCTTCGTTCTGGCCGAAATCACTCGAGGCAATGTTACCATAGACCGACCCGGCGAAGACGACATCGGCAGCGGCGCCGGTCAGGCCGCCCTTGCGGATCTGGACGTTGAACGGAGCGGCCGGGGATGCATTGCACAGCGTTTCGAGCCGTTCGTAGCCATTGGCGTCCGGAAGGTTGGGGCTCGTATCGAGCGAGATTTTTAGCGACTTCAGGCCCGGTGCCGAGGTGCCATACCCTGCATCGTCCTTGGTGGTCGTGTCGATCGAACCCGCGTCACGCGAAATCGAAAGGCTCTGCTGGCCCTTAACGAGATTGAAGGTGCCTGCGGTCGCGCTCTCGACCCACAGCAGGTAATCGTTACCAAGCTTCTTCGCCATCGTGCTTCTCCCATACGAAAAGCCCCGCTGGCGAGGCGGGGCGAGGGTTTATGAAAAGGGTGGGATGTTCAGCTGTCGCTGAAGGCCAGGATCGTCAGGATCGTGGTGCCGATGTATCCGGAGCCGTCGCCCGCCAGCTCGGCTGCGCTGCTCGCGATCGAATAGTGCAGGTTCCAGCCCGGCTGCTTGAAAGATGACCCGGCGAGCAACGCCTCGATCTGATCCTGGATGTCGGAACAGGGACGGCGCTCATCGCCCTCGGTCAGCACGATGATCGTCAGGGTGATGCGGCGATCGGGATCGTCGGCGCGGCCGAAAGGCACGCTCAGCATATCCCCGATGATAACGACCGGCAGCGGTTGGTCGTCGGGCACGTCCTGGAAGACCGGCGCGCCCTTGATCCCGCTATTCAGCACGACATAGCTATTCGTCTCGACGGCCGCCGTAGCGCTAGTCATTGCGACCACCGCCGATCCGCTTCAGCGCGCGATCGAACACCCGATTGGCGCGCTGGTTGATCATGTCGCGCAGCTCGCGATAGCGGCCGGATACGAAGTGGTCGCCCTTCAGCCCCCGGACCCGCATCTGGTAGACCGACACCAGGTGTGCAGACTTGGTGTTGTTGCCGCCGTGACGCAGGTGCGCCGTTTCCTTGGCGCGGGCCCCGCGCTTGTAGCGGCGAACCGTGACGGTCTGTGCCTTCCGGCCCTTGTCCAGGATGAAGCCGTAAAACAGCTTGGCCCGACCGCGCGGCGTGCCCAGCAGGCCGATCTGCAAGCGCAACGTCTTGGGCAGAACCTTGTATTTCACCCCGCCGACCAACCGGCCGCTGCGACGTCGCGCCCGGGCTTGCATCGCGGCGCGGATGCGCTGGCCCCCGTCCTCGAGGACGGAGATGATCTCGGCTGACACGGCCTCGGGCAACTGCTTGAGGCGACGACGCAGCGCCCGCGCGCCCTTGACGGTGCTCATCGGCCGTTCGCTCCACTTTCGCAGGTCAGCACCAGCCCGTCGCCCGCCTCATTTGGCGCTGCGGCGGTGATGTTCATGACGATCGCACCCCAGACCAGGCGCAGCTTCGGCGTCACGTCGTCACGGTACCGGATCGTGACGCGCCACAGCTGCACCGCCCGCTCGATGTTCTCGCGCACCGCCTCCTGCCCGCGCAGGGCGATGATTTCGGCCCAGGGCTTGGCGATGTCCGCCCAGCCATCCGTCGCCGGGTTCGGTTTGCGGCCACCGGTGCCATTGTCGATGGTATCCGGCCGCTGGAGTCGCACCTGGTGCTTCAACCGCCGGGAGTCGAGTGCGCTCATGCGTAGATCCGATCGTTGACCAGCAGCGGCTCGATATCGACCTGTCGATCGTCGAACCGGCTGCGGATCAGCACGAAAAGCGCCAGGCGAAGATTTGCCGGGACGGCAGACGGGTCGGCCCCATATCCGACATTCAGGTCGACCAGGATCGGGCCCGACACGGTACGCGGCAGACGGTAGCCTGGCACCGCGGCGATTCCGCGTTCCAGGCCAAGGCCGGTCAGATACACCGAAGCGGGATCGATCGTGGTGGTCGCGCCAGGCGTGCCATAGGCGACGGCCCTGATGCTCTTGACCGGGCCGACCGGCAGCTGGTCCAACTCGTCGAAGCTGTCGGCCTGAAGGCGCACGACCTGGTCGAGAAGCCGCTGGCCGGTAATCCGCTCCAAATCCTCCCGCGCCGCCTGGATCAGCAGCGAGACGTCATCATCCTGGGCGCTGCCATCGATACGAAGGAAGCGCTTTGCCGCCTCCAGGTCCACCGGCTCTCTCGTCGGTGCGACTATGGTGACGGTTGAGCCGATCATATCAGGCCGAGACCGCGAAATCGGCGTCGACCAGGCGCTGCGCCTCGTCGGCATCGATGTCGGTGCCGATCGTCAGCGCCTGACCACGAACTCGCGTCACGGTGGGGCCTTCCTGGCCTACCAGCATCCGGATCGCGACCAGTTGGTCTACCGCAGGCGAATTGTCCGCCGTCGACGCGCTGTCGGTTGCGGGCCGGGTATTGGCCGTTGACGCACCGTCGGTCGCGGGCGGGGTGTCAGCCGTCGACGCGCCGTCGGTCGCGGGCGGGGTATCGGCCGTCGACGCGCCG